ACCCGAAAATTTCAAAAGGGATCCAATAGGGTTTTTTCCTAAATAACCCCCGGTCCAGGACCCGAAAAATTCAAAAGGGACCATTGGATGTTTTTCCTAAATAACCCCGGTCCAGGACCCGAAAAATTCAAAAGGGTCCATTGGATGTTTTTCCTAAATAACCCCGGTCCAGGACCTGAAAAGTTCAAAAGGGTCCAATGTGTTTTTCCTAAATATTCCCGACCGAGAACCTGTAAATATTTTCCCTAAATACTGACATAAATACACCATTACTATAAATGTACAAACATGGATCGCACCAGATGGCCAGCAGAAGAGCAGCGCGACCTAAAAAAACTATACGAAGATCTAAAATTCAATATTATACAAATAGCTAGACTCTACCGACGAAGCCCACGTGAAGTAGCTACGGAACTCGTGCATATTGGTGTCATACCATCGGAGGGTGAAGCACGAGGATATAATCTCCGAATTCATTTCGAATATTTCAAGAACATGTATGAGAACGAAACTCTCATCGAAATCGAGAAAAATCAATTCCACACCTATTACACCGACTTCCGTCAATCGATAAACAATTTGCAACGAGATATGGACCAGCTAAAGCATACCGTAAATGAAATCAAGGAATTACTGATTCAGAAACCCACATAAATACAAAATCTCATACTACTATATCTACTACATCATGCCATTGTTTAATAGTAAACAAGAATATCAAGAAATCGACCCACCACCGAAATCCCCCATATATACCAGCCTTTTCACAGTGACCCTGTCCTTGATGATGGTAATCGGTACTTTACTAACCCTATCCTCCATCAAATCATTCCCCATCTACTCCAATCTATTTGCGCAGCAGCAGCAGCAGCATAACATCGCCTTCACCACGAAACGCGAAGGATACCAGCCCCTCGACTTTTTCCTCCCCGACACATCCGACCTCTACCAGTACAATTTTCTCACTAGCCACGCGGGTATCGTGGAACCCCACGCCACCATGTGGGTCCATCTCGTCAATGCCGACCCATCAACATCGGCCACCTACACCATTTGTCAAACAAACAGTGCATCAGACAGCTGCATTTCCGGCGACACAGCAACCACACCCTTCGCCATCGCCTGCACCCCCCACACAGACCAGTATACAATCACTATAACACAAAACGCGCAACAAAGCACCGGCACCCTCTTATGCATGTATGTCCGTCGCGAATTCCGCACGCTGACAACGGCTGACCGCGATGCCACGATCGAAGCCATGTGGAAACTCTGGGAATACGATGAAGAAACCGGACGACACACTTACGGCGAAAATTTCCACAGCTACTCGTATTTGCTCGATTTCCACTATTTCAATGCGGCATGGATACACTCAGACCACATTCACGAAGGCAATGGATTTTTAGCGCAACATGTGAAAATGACAAATATTTTCGAAGTAGCCATGCAAACCGTCGACCCCTCCGTCACCTTACCTTACTGGGATTACACCATTGAGACGGCGGACGGCATCCAGACCTATGAATCCCCCCTCTTCACCGAAAACACCTTCGGGTCGCTACCGCTCCCCAACAATATGAGCTGGGGATGGCTTTATGAATCGAATGATCTAGACGACGGCAAAATCCCCGACGGCAAATGGGCTAATTTCAAAATCGCCGCCAATACGAAATTCGACGACCTGATGTACGGCTACGGCTACATGCGCGCCCCCTGGAACATCAATCCATCCACCTATATTACACGATACACGGCAACGGACAAGACGTTCCCCACGTGCAAATCCCATTACGACCTCCTAGGATACACGGATTTAGCCGATTTTTTGCAGGAAATCCCCTATGCGGCACATGCCTCGACGCACGGTGTCATAGGTGGGTCTTTCGGTTGCGATATCCTCAATGACATGCGAGAGGCCGGATACATTAATGGCGTCGACGGCCAGCTCAATATTTGTCAAAACTGGATTTTCTACATGAAGGAATTCTATCGTTCTGATATTTTGCTACCCCAGGACAAATGTACTGCGAGCACTGCGACTGCCGACACTGCCGACACTACGACCACCTGTGTCTATGTCTGCAACGAAGACCGCACATCCACCCTCCTCGAAATGCTCCAGCACAGTATCATGAATTCGGGCATGGAAGCCATCCCCCCCTATGGCGAAATGCCCGACGAAGGATGGGACGCCTGGACCGCTTTTATCTGCGGCGGCGACGGCAGCAAAATCTACGCCGGCGACCATTTAGAATCCGCCTCCCCCGCCGACCCCTCCTTCTGGCCCATCCACCCCACCCTCGAACGCGTGTTCCAGGCGAAATTGATGGCGGGCGGATTTAGCACCTCAAGCACCTGGCCCACCGACCCAGTCAATGAATACGTCTGCAACAAGGCCGTCTGCTACGAAGAAGACGAAGACGCGTTCGGCAACTGGGACACGTGTTGCTACGGCCATTACGAAGACGACCAGATGCTCGATGCTCCCAACAACGACCGCTACACCTACGTCGGTCCCACAAACAAGGACGTCCACGACGGAACGAATCCACAAAACCCCGAATATTCCATGACATACATCTATGACACATTTACCTGGAGTCATTGTATTCAGGAGGGCTACGATTTCGACGCACTCTTAGAGGGACAATACCGCCGCAAATAATTTTTCATAGTTTGTGTTATAGAATCATATCTATAACACAAAAACGGACCCATCTACGCGTATTTAGGAATGGCATCCACATTCATCATTCCGGGTTCGCCATCCACAAAACGACAGCGCTCTGCTTCCGACATCAAAAATTGCGCAAACATCGGGAAGTTCAACTGTTCTTGCGGGGTGTGATGATGCACGATGCGCGCAATCATTTTATACAATTTGAAATTCGGATAGCGCTCTTCACCGCTGCGTTTGTATAATACATTGCGTCCAGCGTCGTCTTTGCACCAGCGCGCCACCGTTTTCTGGTAATCGTTCATGTCCGATTCGCGCTCGTCTTCAATCAAAAAATCATACATGGAACAGCCGAGACGGCACAAATCGAATGCGGGGTTCGGGTCAAGACGCGGCCGGCTCTCATTGAAATAAGGTTCGCAATTGTATTGCGTCGCCGCGTCGCCCCCCGTTGCGAAACTGTCACTGCAAAACGTTTTCCCCCCATAACGATAAATACTGCGCCCGAAATCGATGATTTTGTAGATTTTGCCATAGGTGGGCACGCGATAGACGCGGTTCTCCCACATGTAATGCAAATATTCAATATCGGTATTGACGTACATGATGTTGTTGGTATGCAAGTCATTGTGGGTGAATGAAAATGCGCGTTGATACACGAGGAGCGTCATCACAATCTGGAAGAGGGCGCTAGCCCCTTCACATTCATCTATAACACCCTTGTCTAACAAGTCATCAAATGTTCCTGCGCATTTTTCTAAACAAATCATTTGCACGGGGAATTTTGGGAGAAAAGCGAAAACATTATCGCATTCCGAAGATGCAATCGATGATTCCGATGCGTCATCGTCAGACTCGTCATCATCTGATTCATCGCTATCGTCGTCGTCGCTATCAGAGGCCGAATCAGAACTACTGTAAATAACTTCACTATTATTGGAAGAATCGGTCGACGACTGTGTACTATTGGATGCTTTTTCATAAATGACTTCGTTTTCTTCACAAGATGATTCGGCGGGAATACTTTCGTCGATATCGATAATTTCTTCGGCGCCTAAATCAACCAGGTCTACATCCTCGGATTGAATGGTGAGTTTGTTTTTATTCGCGCGCGAACCAAATCCTTCACATATATTTTGTCGCACATCATCAGATATGAAAAAATGTTTGCCCACATTGCGATTGAAGTAGTCGGATGTGTATAAATATTCAATATCATCGCTGACATTCATTTTGAATTTGTCTTGTACGCCTAAATAAGAACTATAGTAATCAATCCCATGTAAAAATCCATGTTGTTCTAACAATTGACTACTTAAAAAGCTGAAAAAACCGTCGATATATGCAGCATTGTTCTCATCGGCCAGTTTTGGAAAAGTGGATGAGTCCGATGGATTCGGTAATGTGCGTATTTTATCGTCTTGCAATGGGTATTTGCCAATCATGTATTTGATGGGGTCTAACAGTGGGGAAAATTTGACAAAAATGGGCGCTTCGACGATTTCGCCAGTTCTCGTATTGACGATTGAATGAAGATTGTGGATGTGATATTTATGTTGCAATACAATATTGTCGGCGGACTTGTTTATAGTAAACAATTTAGCATAAATCGGATTGTAACTTTGTAGATTGGTCATCGTATATGGTTCATACTCATGGTGGGTCTCGATCGTGGAATAGGTATATTGTTGATTAAACTCCGATATGTCTAGCAACTCTTGTTCTCGATAGTCGACTTTTATTTTTCCTAAATCTCTTTCCATTGTTTGTATATTTATTCATAAACATAAAAACAGCGATGTTTGAACTCATCTGGTTAAACATTTACACCATCTTTTTTTAGCATATCGCGCAATTTGTCAATGGCTTGTGCAGGTGATAAACGTTTATCACTTATGATGCCATTATATTTAGGATCAGTGATTCCAATGTTTTTAATCGATTCGTATTGTTTTTCCTTTGCAACACTACTCGTTTTTAATATTCCGATAAGACTCGCTAATCGGTCGGGTAAAATACCCTCTTGCACCTTACCATATACAGTCATGCCCGAGACTATTGCAATTACCAATACTGCAAATAATAATCCAATCACGTAGTGTTTCATATATATACTAATTGTATATTTTTGTGTAACGGCGTAATACGTCATCTTACGGTTAAAAATATATGCACATAGTCTAAATTTAGGAGAACATGTCGCTAGAACTTCGCAAATTCGATATGAAAGCCATCACATTCAAGCCCGATGAAAACAAGGGACCGGTCATTGTCATGATTGGGCGCCGTGATACTGGTAAGTCGTATTTGGTGCGAGATTTGCTATATCACCACCAGGATATACCCATCGGCACAGTCATTTCGGGAACAGAGGCGGGTAACGGTTTTTACGGCGCCCTGGTTCCTAAATTGTTTATTCACGAAGAGTATAATACGGTGATTATTGAGAACGTCTTGAAACGCCAGCGCGCCGTCTTGAAACAGGTGCAAAAAGAGATGGATACGTATCGCCGGACCACCATCGACCCCCGCGCATTTGTGATATTAGATGATTGTTTGTATGACCAGTCATGGACACGCGATAAAATGATGCGGCTGCTTTTTATGAACGGACGTCACTGGAAGCTGATGCTCGTGATTACTATGCAATATCCACTCGGTATTCCACCGAATCTCCGCACGAACATCGATTACGTTTTCATTTTGCGAGAACCTACGCTGGGTAATCGCAAACGTATCTGGGAAAACTACGCGTCCATGTTTCCCACTCTGGAATCGTTTTGCGCCGTCATGGACCAGACCACGGAGAACTACGAATGCATGGTCATCAACAACAATGCGAAATCGAACAAATTGCAGGACCAGGTGTTCTGGTACAAGGCCGAATCCCGACCCGATTTCAAACTGGGTTCGAAAGAATTCTGGGATATTTCGAAATCGCTTGGCTCGGACGACGAAGACGAAGCCTTTGATCCCAGCAAATCGAAAAAGAAAACGGGTCAATCGATTACCGTGAAAAAATCGAAATGGTAACAACCATAAGAATACAATTGTATTTTGTATAATACAATTGTGACCAGAATATGCAGCGGATGCTCATTTATTTAGAAAAAATATATCCGACGATGTATATACATGCCTTTGACCCCCGAGCAAAAAACCGAAATTACCACCTACATCAACGTCTATCGCACGAAACATCAGTCACCGCCTTTAACCTGGGACGACAGCATTGCGACCTTTTCGCAACAATGGGCGAATTATTTATTGACAAACAATGAATTCAAACACAGTGGAAATACATCCTATGGCGAGAACCTGGCCTATTTTCAGGGATATGGTAATGATCCTATGACACTCTTGAAAAAGGCGGTGGATTCGTGGTATAACGAAGTGAGTCTGTACAATTATGCTACCCCCGGATTCACGTCGGGGACGGGGCATTTCACGTGTTTAGTGTGGAAATCGAGTACGAAATATGCCATGGGTATTGCGATTGATCTTAGTACGAATTCGGTCGATATTACAATGAATACGTCACCTCCGGGTAACGTCTCGGGAAAATACCAAGACAATGTATTGCCGCCAATAGGATCCTCCGTACCCGGAACCGTGCCTTTGCCTGTGCCCGTGCCTGTGCAATTCAACAAAACAACCATTATTTACGCCTTGTATAATATCATTAATGCAATACAAGCGAATCAATCAAAGGCGATGCTAGTTTCGATGATTAACAATTTAATTGCAATCGTGAATCGCATGTCTTAACACATTAGACCTACGTCTTTAGACTAAAACCTTAGACCTATATCTAGGTCTTTAACCTAACGGCTTAGACCTACGTCTTTAACCTAACGGCTTAGACCTAACGGCTTAGACCTAACGGCTTAGACATTTGTGCCTCCTAGGCATTCACGTCTTTAACCACTTGAACAACGTCAAACGCTTATTGTTTTCTGCCATATTCGCATCCACTTCTCTATTAAACCCATCGTCCATTTTCATATATTCTTCACGAAACTTGATGATTTGCTCCATCAAATCATCTTGTTCTAATTCCAGGTTATATATTTCGAGTTCAAGCGTCGGCGTGCGCGGTTTAATCCTTGACCGCTGTAGTAGCCGATTGATGTTGATCTTGAGACGGTTAATCATAATGATTTCCCGCAAATGGATTTTCTTGACCAGTGTAAAAATATTCGTGGAATACGTATACGGATATTTGTGGCGGATATATTCCGGCAAAATAAACTTGTTGAGTTCCTTGATTTCATTCACCTTTTTCTCGACTTCTTCTAAGATGCCGAGAACATATTTCTTGTCGTAGTTGAAAAACAGCACTTTCCCCGAATTGAATTCGCACATGGATTCCAGTTTCTCGTAATTATAGGCCGACGTTTTGTGTGCCTCCGCTTTTGCGTCCAGTTTCAAATACGAAATCAGCGCCAGCATGAACGAATTGAACGCCGTCATACAAGCAATCGTAATGCCGCCGTATGTTTTCCCCTCAAAAAACAAACTCAAGACACTCGCCAATACCGATATCAAAATGGTAGGCAGCATCAGAAAATTCAATTGCTGCTCGCAATAGGTTTTCGCCTCTATATACAAAATCTTCTCCCCATTCAAATACAAGGCTAATATATCCAACGTGGTCGAACTGATGGAGCGGTCATTGTTATAGACAGTATTGAGTTTATCTTCCACCATATTGTAGGAGACGCGATCCATCAATAAATCGGTCGGTTTTCGAGTGTCCTTGTTCTCGTCGATGGGTGATTGCACCGTGAAATTCGGAGAACGATCGATGGGTTCGGATGGAGGTAGCGGTTGTTGTTGCAGGGAGAAATTCGGAGGGACATACTTTTCACTGTCTTCAAACCGCACTCCTGGAGGTTTCACGATTGCCACCGGAACAGGTTTCTTCAAAGAATCATACGATGATTGTGAATCTACACTTGGTGCACGTAGTTCGGTGAAATCTATTTCCGCAATTTTTTTTCGAGAGATGAGAACCTGGACACCCGATTTCCCACGATTTCCCACTATTTTTCGAATGTTCTCAAACGACCCTATTACACTATCGTCCAATTGGCAAACCACATCACCTGCAAACAAAGGACCGTACGATTCAGTCACCACCACTTTACCACCTTCATTCTGAAAGAGTGACATGTCTGGTATATCCATAACAAAGGACCTGTTCTCGGGTATTATACTATCCATATCACTCAGCTTCGCGCGTTTCGGCAATGGAACCAATATATTCCAATACTTGTGCAACGGTTTGCGATTCCATTCGGACAAGGGTGTGCCATAGTTTATGGTGCCATATTTACGGGTTTTGACGAAATATTCTTTTTCACGGAAAGCTACCGAAATCACTTCCAGATCTTGCTCGATGATGGGGGTGTATAGGGTCGGATAACGAAGTTGGGATTTATACATAGAATGTTTCGTTTTTGTACTCAGGTTCTCCACTACATACATATCATTTGCTAAAGCTTCTTTGATGACCCCGAAACCATTTTCCGGGGATTCTTCGACCCACGGATAAATCACATATGCCGGCGCCACGGGTTCGTCAAAATGCGCCTGGACGATTTCATTTACGCTACAATATTCGAGACGCACCTCACTCACAATTCGCAATTTGTCGAGCGGCACCTCGGCGATCACCGTATAGCATGTATCGTGGTCTTCGTTATTGTAGAATAGTCCGACCGAACACATTGCGGTCTCGGCAGAGTACCACAAGAGTGTTACCTCTAACCAGAGCCCTTCCATCAGCACCTCGACCCGCAAAAACGACAAATCATATTCCATGTCGCGCACTATAACGTCTTCATTATTGGAATAAGACCCGCATCCATAATTCCGCAATTGCGCCGCCCCCACTTGTAGGGCGATCTGGTCACCCGTGATCCACACATCGTATTTTTCTTCGCCATTCGAGACAGTTCGGTCGAGTTGTCGACAAATGGTCCCACCGATCCATTCGTCTTGCCCGACATTTTTGAGAACTTGCACCGCCGTTTTCTCATCAATATTGTCCATTTCTTCGTCGGGGGTATCAATCGCCCGAATCCGACTTTGCGCAACCGCCGGCCATTTGACGGACAACAATCGACGCCCCCTATTATACACAATATCGCACGTTTTATTCGCGTTTTTTCTAAATACCGACGCGCGGACCCACCCATATTCCGGCGAATGATAGACGACGGGAATTTTCGTAAACAATTCATCGACCGGTGTCATGGCCAAATAATTGATGGTAGTCGGCACAAATGCAGCAACGGCCATCGACGGGTTCTCGATATCAAACAAATTATGGTCCATGACTGATTCTCCGCTTTGTGACATATAAACTCTTCCAATATAAAATTCGCCACAAACAAACATAAAAAATCGTCCATTAGTGTATACATATGTTTCCCCCCTATATATGGATAACGCTGATTGTTGTGGCTATATCCATGGTCATTCTCCACGCAACACCAAAGCACACATCGTACAGCCCACCCGTCAATTTAGAAACCCTTCTTGCCGAAGCAGACGATGCATCCGATGCATATATAAAATCACATATTCAGTCGGATAAGCCGAATTTGCCGAATTCCCTCGAATATGTCACGAATTCCCGCGGACAAAAACTCCACGTGCGCACCTATTGGCCATCCGACGGAAATGCCGAATCCATCGTCTTTTCCTTGCATGGGCACGCTGGACATGGAAATCGTCCGACCAATGCCTATATTGCCCGAGAACTCAATGCTCACAAAATCGCATATATTACACTCGATTTCCACGGGCATGGATATTCGGAGGGCGACCGCTGTCGTATTGTGCAATACTATGATTTGATTGACGACGTCATGAGTCTTTTAGCGGCTATTTATATACCGACTCCCTATCCCTCCGATTCGACGAACCTGCGTGCGCCATCGACCGCGCAACAGTTGCCGTTCTTCATATGCGGTCTTTCTATGGGTGGAGCGACTGCACTGGCGGTATCCAATACCATACGTCACGACACGCGTTACCATAAATTCCGCGGATTGATTTTAGCGGCTCCTATGATTCAACTCGCCGACTTCTCGCCGGTCATCAAAACCACACTGGCGTTACCCTTGCAAAGAATCGTGGATAAAGTACCCTTTGACACTTCGCAATATGTGAATAGCGACGATATCTGGCGTCCGCATTATATCGATTATGTCGAGAAGGATAGTTATCCGAAAAATCCACAGGGCTTGACGTTTCACGGTGTTCCATGGGTCACTACATTGCAATCGCTGATGCAATTTACCGAAGCCATGCCGACGATTTTGCCGCAAATCGACTGCCCATTCATCGTATTACACGACCCGGAAGATACCATTACGAAAATTGAAGGCAGTTATGCATTGATGGAAGAATCTTCATCGAAACGCAAACACATGGTTTCTATGCCAGGTGCAAAACATGATTTGATTGCGAATCGGACCCATCGGTTTATACATCGTGTAATAGAATGGATGCGGATAATGGAATCAAGCTAAATATGATACCACTTATGGTATGATATTTTTATAGGACTCTAGTCATCACATTATTCGTCCTTTTCCTTAGCGACGACGGTTTCGCGTAATAATTCATTGCGAATATTGGTGGTTTCACTGTCCGCAACTTCACGACCTTCAAAATCGACGGTCTCTTTGACACCAATCAAGTTGCCATTTTCGTCCATGGTTTGGGTCAACACATTGCCTGATTTCTCGGCTAATTTGATGTTTTCTTCGATGGCCTTCTTCTTGGTTTCCTTGATGCGATTTTCGAATTCTTGTTTGGCCTTCTCCTCGTTCTTGAGCTTCTCTTTGTGGAGCTGGTTGAGCTCTTCTTCCATGAACTCAACACGACCTGTCTTGTAAGCATCTGGATCCCATGGAATCCACATACCGACGGGACCGACGAAAATATCGTGATTCGGATCGGCTTCGCGCAACTTTTTGCATCGCAATTCGGCCTCCTCTTGTGTAGGGAAGACACCACGGACTTTTAGACCACGAGTAGATGTTTGAAAAGCGTGTTCGCGTTGGAATTGAGTATTTAGGGAATCTTCTTGTTTGTCTAGGAAATTCTTGTAATCGTCTTCGACGGAATCGGCCTTGAGCTTCGCGTCTTCCTCTTTAGCGAATTCATTGAAATCGGCAATCAAGTCGTCGATTTTCAAATTGTATTTATAGGCCATAAAATGAAGAAAGTCGAAATATTTAGCAAACGATTTCGTGAAATCCCATTGCTTTACAAACTGGTCAAACAAAAACATTTCGCGCTTTTTTAGGATTTTTTCGGGAGAGACAAAAGAGAGACAGGTGAATTTTTGACCGGCTAAGGGTTGATCTTCATCGCACAAATCAATATATTTAGGATTGGGTTGGCCATTTTCTAAAGTTTTTCGTTCGAAGGCAGACATTCTTACTATGGATATTTAGGAAAAGATTGTTTAAGTGATTTTATTATTTATATATTTAGCCATCTTTTTTTGTTGTAATAGTATATACAGAACCATGGGTTTCGATTTAGTAGAACTTATCAAGCGCATCATCAAGTACTTAGTGATGGGTCTAGTCATTGCTGTTGTCAGTATTGTCATCCCAAAGAAATCTCTTAACTTAGAGGAGATTGTTATTTTAGCACTTTCCGCTGCCGCCACCTTCTCCATCTTAGATGTCTTCCTACCAACCATCGGCGACTCTGCTCGTAATGGTCTAGGTTTAGGCGTCGGTCTAGGACTGTCACCTCTCTTTGTGTAATGATTGTCACCTTTCTTTGTGTAATAGCATATTTGCGTAGTTTATAATGTTCTTCGGAGAACATTATGAATAATATAGGCGAAAAGAATGTGTGTAATATATAACTATCATGGCGCCGAGTAGAACTATAAAATTACCACCTGCCATAGCAGAAAATATATCTGTAGAAGAAACCATGACTATTACACCAATGTGTAACGATATTAATTTGATAAATAATTTAAAAGAAAACGATCGACTAAACCCTGAAGTAACATATAATTTAAAATGTAGCAATAGCGAAA